GTTATAATCTAAATAGAGGAGGTGTATATCATGTTTTCATATAAACCATTATTAAGATTATTAGTTGAAAAAGATATGACAAAAACTCAACTTCGCGAAGCAACCGGCATGAGTATGAATACTCTTGCTAAAATATCCAAAAATGAATATGTTTCAATGTCTACATTAGATAGCATATGTAAATATTTCCATTGTAAAATTGAAGATATAATTGAGTTTATTGAATAATTTATATTGTTGAGCCACTAACCCACACCTAAAGGAGTGGGCTTGCGTGGCTATTTTAGTGTCATCTCCGGATTAGTCTGGTGTATGTATTCTAATAGTCTGTCTATTCTATCCATATTTCTGCTCCAATAAATTAAATATTTTGTCAGCCGTGTATACAATATTTCGCCCATACAGGCTCATAAAGTCTGCGATTATTTCCTCCGTCTCTATGTCAATGTCACAGCCGTATGAGAACGAGTACACATGCACTAGCTCGTGACATAGTATCTTGTCAGCCATGTAATCAGACACATTATCAGCTATCGTTACTGTCTTGGTTGTGTTG